TTACCACATGTGGAACTCTTCCGTCCCTTCTTGGTACCTACCCATATTGCTCAAGTAGTCAGAGTAATGCTCTCGGCCTATCATCTCTCTCACTTTCATGACAGCCCCTTTGAGTAGTTTTGCCCACTGCGCTCTGGTTGGGTTGTCTATCAGGCTGGAGCATGACAAATCCTGGTTCCTTTGGAGGTATGGTATGTTTTTCCACTCGGCTACTGTGGTCTTGTCTTCCATGAAGGGATTTTCCTCGATCCAAACCCTGTTCCAAATCTCAAGAATGTTCTCGTTGCTGAGCCACTCATGATTGGCATGCACAGACCAAGTCGTTCTACCAGTGGGAAACCAGTCCTTGGGCACTGAGCTCATGATAGCGAATCCAAGAGTTCTGAGGTCTCTCCTATGGAAATAGCTCATCAGCCACATCTGGGCGTATGCTTTGGCCAGACAAGCTGTCCCTGCCACTCCAGAGCTCCCACCCTGCGAGACCATTGACCGTCCAACCAATTCATGCTGGTCCCGGCACGGGACGATCAGCTTCCTTCCGTCTCGGAGAAAAAGCTCATGGAAGTGGTGTGAGCAAAACTCGACTTCCTGCCAGGTTCTATAAGCCCGTGATGGTTTCCATGCTTCTATGTCTTTACGGGTTTTTTCCATGGTGTTAAGCCATGTCAGAGCTTTGCCAAACCTCTCATCCAAAGCGTTGACAACGCAGTCATCTCCACTGACAAGGAGCCTTGAGAGTCGATCCTCTCCATTTTGTTTCAACCATTGTTCTATTCCAAGATCTTCTAGTTCGGGGGTCAAGATTCCTTCAGATTCAGCCATGCGCACTAATTGCACCTTGATATTTGTTAGGGTGTTTAGTGCATAAGTCACGACTTGGCCTGAACCTCGCTGGTCCTTCCTTGATATCACATCCATCACAGTGCCTCCCTTTGAACCTGGCCGTGGGCACAATGCAACTTTATTCTCATAGGTAAGTTTAAAAATTGCCTCTGCTAGCCTTTTATGTTCTCCCTCCATAAAATGCAGGAGCTCTCTCTCATCCTCAAGATCTGCTTGAGTTACTCGGGTGTCCCATCCGGCGGTATCGTCTGCATAGAGCACTCCCACTTTCCGAGCCATTTTCTCAAGATGATACCCTAGATAGTTAATTCCGATCCCTTCCACGCCTCCTCCGGAGATGTCTCTAGAGGCCCATCTTTCCTCATTTAGAAATCCAAGGGCCTCAAACTCCAGGAATCTGCTCCCCAACCACATGTACCAGATGGTGCGTGATCCCTTGGCGACTCCAAACTCACCGGGTTTTTTCTCTCGTTTGCCCATCAGGTTATAGACACAGTTGTGGCATTTGCCCTTGAGATGCAATTGCCGCTCTTTATCAACCATGTTCCAAAATTTTGGGTCACTTACGGCTTCTTTGGCACTACTCCATTCTCCCATTTCCCTGAGGTAGGCGCCTATGGAAGCGTTTGAATTCACTTTGTTAATGAATTCTTCCTTGGTGCATCTTCTAACCACTGCTCCCTTGGATTTTATGTGATTAAGAAGCCACCTAAACACCAGGCGCATAACTTTCTTGACCTCTTTGGGAGGTTCGGGTGCTTTGGTGTCAACTTTCTCTTTAAACACTCTCTGCTGTCCAAAGGCAGTTGTATCCGTCATGGCCATTAACACGACTTTCTCTATTTTCAACCAAGGCCATGCCAGAAGCTTGACAACATGATTTGGGGCACTAGCTGAGGTGCCAACATCCCTTATGCTGTAACTGCCATGATAAGTCCAAGTTCTGTAAGGCTGGTTGGGATCCTGATGCCAAGAAGCCTTGTTCTCATTCTGGATGATGGTGATTCTGTCTGCAATCAGGCTCTTGTCTGCTTCCGATTTCTCCATGAGATTGGACCGGGTTCCCACTCCAAGATTGATGTCAAACACATGCCTAGGCCCAGCCTCAAGGGTGAATCTGCGCATAAGTTGGGTTGTAACCGCTGTGATCGATGACATCAAATTTCCTCCTCCTCCACTAACAAAATACATTTCATGAGTGGAGTTCCTCGAGTGCGGGACACGGACCAATCCTCCTCCAAACTGGTGTTGCCACCTGCTCAAGTGCTCAATGACTTCCGGATTATAAGGACACAAGATCTTTATGCAAAAGGAAGCTCCTGGAGAAATTTCCAGCCACTTCCCAACAACATCCATTATTTGCAGCGTCCGCTTGGCTTCAATCGATGAGGATGAACTGGACTCTCCGATGTCACACAAAAGCGTGTCCACAGGGTAAGGTTCTATAGTCCTCACGTCAGCCTTCTTGAAAGTCACCAGGTTCCAGCCATAGGACTGCACGAGACGAGGTTGTTCATGTCCCTTGGTGGTAGCCAAAGTGTAAGCATTGACTTTCCGAACTCTCTCTTGGGCTGCAGCATAATAGCTCCAGCCTCCTCGCCCACTTCCCAAGTCGACCACAACTCCCTTGAGTGGAACGTAACCGCGCTCATGCATCCAAGCAAGCTTGCTTGTCCCCCTCGACACTGCGTGTCCTGTGTTGGTCCGTCCTTTACTGAGGTTAGAAACTGCTTCGGCTCTGTCAATTTCGTGGACGAGTCTACTCTTGTAGAGGAAGAATGCCTGGGCATTCAATTTGTTCAGCTCTCTCTTCCACTGCTCTCCATAAGTGATGTAACTTGAACTCACTCCTCGTCTGTTCTCGCTCGTGCTCCGCCAAGCGTGCAATGCGACGGGCAAGATACCCAAGTAGTCACCTCGCAGTATCTTGCCCAATCCGGCTACAACTGGCAGTGTGCAGAGTGTTGGTTGACCTCTAATGTAGCAGAGAGCAGCTAGGATAGCCATTGCACACTCAAGCAAGCTCCACAGATTTTGATTCAAGGCCAGGTTGATTAAGTTAAGAATGACAGCCACTCCATATGAGAACTTCTTTTCATGGTCTTCGGTCTTAGCAATCTTTTCTTCAAGCTGGTAAATCACCTCGCCATCCACTTGCGTGTTTTTTGCCATAGACTGTGCCACGATTTTGTTCGCTTTCATGGTGAGTGCAGCCTCATGAATTGGGTAAAACCAGCACCAGTGTGCCACTCCTGCCAGACCACCCAACACTAGGGTGACTGGTGTCATCCCACGCACAACGCTCATCCCAAGAGCAAGTTCAGGGAGTCCAATAGAGACATTCCCCATACCTTCTCTCAACTGGCCGAGCAAATCACTTCTTCCACTAATGGCCCCAGTGACTACACGCTGTGTCATCATTTGCAATCCATGCAGGCATACGGGCCTTAAACCCGTCACCAACAGAACATACAAGCTCCAACTTACCATTGGGCAGATGTCGAGGTCAAAAATTCTCCACTGGGTTGGCTCACCGTCCATGTTCACTTCTTTCCTAAAAAACTCTCGGAAGTCCTTCTTTGTTCGTTCCAAGAACCCCATTTCATTAGCGACAACAGCGGCTATCAAGGTGTAGAGTGTCAACACAAACATAGCCAGAGTTGAGTCAACTTGAGTGCGTTGCATTCCCTCCTCTGGTGACAATGCTACTAGTAAAACAAACCCACATATCAGGCTCCCACCCACGACACAAGGGGCTGCTCCACCCATCCAAAGAACCGCTGAGCCAGCAGTTAGCAACAGAGCCCCCAGGGTGACCCTGTCAACTTTGCTCTGCCTTAAGAGCAACCAGACCAGGAAAATCACCCCCACAATGGAGAGAACACTCTGTCCCAAGCCAACCAGAGCTTCTGGAAGATCTTCGTTTGCCATTTTCCACGCTCTTGATTCTTTGTTGGCTCTCATGTAGGTGTACACCACGTCCAGATCATGCTGTAGCCCTTCATAGAGAAGCTGAAGAATGGTCATTCCTGAACGTTTGCCCTTAGCATAATCAATGAGGGCTTCCAGGTCTCTTTTCTCTCTGATCATTCTATTGTCAAGCCACACAGGTCGTAGGATGTTTTCTCTTCCACTAGGGCTTTTGAACTTAATCAACTCTCCTTCATGGTCAGCGATTTCATGCTCTTTCGGCCCTAGAGATACCCAACCTCTGTCTTCCACACCTTTTGTTTCTGAAGCAACTTTCCAAGCTAGCCAAGGGGTGAAGTCACAATTCGATATTAAGTGACGAAAATACTTCTTCTTCTCAACTGGTAGCTTAAAATAGCCAGGTGTGTCAGGCATTTTGGTGATCTCAGGCTCATAGAAGACACTGGCCGTTTTGAATCGTCCTTCCATGTTATCCAGGAGTATCTGGGCCTCTTTCCAGCACACCAAGTCTCCGTCATCGGGGTCAACTTCGCCCTGATAGACGTACTCAGCTTGACGTCCCTCCTCACGCCCCACTCTTCCTCTCCTTTGAGCAGCTGAGGCGGGAGTTACCGCTCTTTCACCAGAGATGTCAACACAATTGCCGACTTCAATTGGCTTGAGAGTTGTCCTTGAGTCGATCACACGGTCCACATCAAAGTTAGCCCCCATCTCTGAGATGTCTGTAGTCAAAATAAAGTCAGGCTTGCTATCTCTGAGGGTTGGGTACACTTCAGAAAAGGTTTTGCTGCTCAGAACAGCTGTGCTCTTTCCAAATCCTCTCAGCGTTTTGGCAATGGTGGCTCCAGCTTTTAGTGATGGGACAAACCAGACTGTTTTCCCTTCAAACTCTGTTATCCAATCATGTCCAGTCTTCCAATCACCCTCAGGAATGATTTTCTCGTTGTCGTTTATTGGAGCGTTGCTTTGAGGCCAGGGATCATCAGTTCCAGGTGGTGTGGCAGTCATGAGCACCAGTGAAAGGTGATTTTCCTTCCGCTGAGAATCAAGGAATCCTCGGGCCGCAATGCTAGAGGGGTCTGTCCAATGTGCTTCATCCATGATGACAAGCTCATAGTTCTTCTGAGGAATAGGCATCATCCGTCGCTGGACATAAGTTGCATGACACATAACATCCACCAGTGCTCCTGGCACCTTCTTACTCGCTGCTGAAGAATGAAAACTAACAGGCTTGCCTCTGAGTGCCTGCTCCATCTCCTTCACAACAACCCTTGTTGGAGCAAGGACTAGTGTGCGAAGCTTTCTTCCAACAGCTTCATCAACAAGGCGTGGCAATATTTTCTTTGTTTTCCCACTCCCTGGATGAGCGTCAATGACGGTGAGTTTTCCCTTTGATGTCCAGTTGGTTTTCAGCACTTCAGGTTCGGTTTCTGCTGGCACATTGGCCTGAGCTATTGAGCTACAGTAAGTCTCACCATGGACTACTCCGTTGCCGTAGAGACCGACAACGTGCCCGTCTTTAGTAATGATTGGAGAGCCCGAGGTTCCTGGCGGATGATCAATTGGAATAAGTCCCAGCTCTTCACCACCATCTGTCACCATCCTCCCGGGAAGTAGTTGGGTCACCTGCACTTTTCCGTCTGGTGTGTATCCGTGCAACTGCACCTCACCACCTTCCCATTTTGCTGGCAGCCGCCATGGTCCATTGTAAGAAATTAGATCATCTCTCACACTAGCCCACTCCGGCTGAAACCTTCTCCCATTGATTGACAAAACTGATCCTCTAGTCACGTGCCACATTGTGTGAAAGACACCCTGTTTCCAGATGCCAACGCCCACTTGCTTCTTTCCCAACACTCCACTTGCGAAGATCCTGTAAATTCCTTCATTTGGCGATTCATGATCATCGCTTTCAAGAATATCAGTGATCAATGAGAATGAAGTGTTGCTCTTCTGGATGCTTCTGTTCCACTGTCTGAGGGCTAAGATGGCAAAAGTCACAGGCACAGCTACCCAGCTAAAGCCAGAAGCTAGCATTCCAGCCCCTAGTATGAGTCCATCAGTGGTGGTGGTATTTTCCTTAGCTGTGTTGACCAGTCTCCCATCGCTCAACTTCTTGACTTCTAAGTCCAGATGACCAGAGTAGCGCAAGGCATTGGATTTCCAATCCGCGTACCCTGCCCATTCAGCTATGAGGGGCCCACCCGTCAGCTGAAGCAATAGGAACAAGATGACTGCAGAAAAGAGTCCCAGTGTTAGAGGCTGAACGGCAGTGCCATCCTTGGCCACAGCAGCCCCCAAAGCCATCAACGTCACGACAATGGCTATTGGGTCTACCGAGCGTTGGCCACTCCGTTTCCGTGAGGCCATCTCATTCCACAGCATTGGTATCACTCTCCATGGACTGGACACAACTTGGTGGTATCCCGCGCACAGGTATCCTGCTTTCTGGACCCAATCTCCTTCCAAAAAGTGTCTTGATGAGCATAACATGGTCAATGCGCCAACGAGAATCCAAGCCACTTGTAAGCTACCCTCTGTGATGAGTCTGCTTGCTGAAACAAAAAGCAGTCCCCACATGGATTTCTTTCCTGACCTGGTTAGGAGGTAGCAGTACAGTACCAGCCCCACTCCATCCAAAATGGCCCACACTCCCTCGGTAATCATCAGCGAGAGGACGTTTGTCACAGAAGCTGCAGCAACCACTCTCTGAAAGTGCCAAGGCCATGTAAACACAAGGAGTAGTATAGCACCTGGTCTCAGATCGAAAACTGTGGAGACAGTCATAGCCCATAGACAGGGTTCATCAAATCTCTCAGCATACACAGCCATGAGCAACATGGTGTACTTTGCTAGCTCTGTTAATGAGAGCATTCCAGTCACGCACAACAGGAACACAGCCATGCCAAAACCCATTGAAAATTTTCCATTGCCCAGAGAAGGAAAGAAGCCCATGTACAACAGGACTATCAATCCCATAATACCCCATGGCTTCCACACTGGTTCTTCATCAAAAGCCATGACAAGTCCTCCCACTGTCTTTAATGGCCGAATTTCCATGGCATACCAGCAGTGCTCTTCAGTCCTGAAATGCAGGGGTGGAAGGGTACAGGTGCGGCAACACCAATCCTCAATCAGGCTTCCTCCTTCTCTCGTTGATCGAACTGATGCTCCTCGGCCCGCACAATCAGAATCAACCTCAACTTTTGTGCCAGGACATTCTCCACGTTCCACTCGCACAACTCCATGGCTCCAGGGTCCCTTGGACTGTTGTCCATAGCCAGGGATGGTGTTGAATTCAGTCAGAGGTCCTCCATACCTCAATGGTAGGATAAGGTCTTGTTCAGTGGAAGTTGAGAATCCCAGGGTGTGTGTCTTAGGCCATTCACACTCAACTACAGCTTGCAGAGTGATGGATTGCAATTGGGCTTTCCCCTCAGTGATGTTACTCTCCATCCACATCCAATTTGAGCTATGGATGGCGTTATCGTCCTTGGCCACGGGAGCCAACAAACCCCGGTCACACAGGATGGATCTGTTCCTTGCAACATCCAGGTAAACGTAAGTCTGGAAGACGCCCTCGCCAAATTCAGCCATCCTAAAAGCATTCCATGAACGCTGGTCCAGTGGACATTCTTCCATTCCAACATCACCGATGAAGTACTTAGTCCTCCCTGTCTTGTTCATTGGAGCTAACCAGTCATAAAGTCTATTGTCCTTTAACCAGTTCTTCCAACTAAGTTCAACATCACCTTTCTTCCTCTGCCATTCATGGGGAGCTCTCTGGAAATAATGATGTTCTTCAGAAACCTCAATCCTCCACTCTAGGTCGGCGTCCTCCAGGGCTTTGTTTATTTGCCCTTGCAATTTCCTCCACATCCTCCATTCTAGAGGATTAGCTGGCATGTAGCCGCAATGCTTCTCTTTGTCTTCCATGAGGGAACCCAAGAAAACAGCAGGTTCATCTGGATAATATTGGTACTTTTCCCACCAATCATCCAGTTGGTTCCAGACCACAACTCCATCCCCACAAGTCAGCTCTCTCCTTCCCACATCAATCATACATCCTATCTCTCCAACAACCCCAGTTGTCAATGCTAGTAGGGTGAATCCAACCACACCTGTTGCAGCTGCCATGGTACCATTCCTTGTGTTCAAGCATATCCATATCAGTACCACTGACAGGATCAGCCGTGTAATAAAACTCAGGCTACCAAACACAAAATCAAAAGGAATCTTGATAATGGAGATAAGATTTGAAAAGTGGAATGGTTCATCTGAGTTCCAAAAGGCACTGCTTGAAATCAGTGTTCTCTCTAAGCCTCTCTTGACAAGTTCTATGGTCTTCCCCACAGTCATTCCCGGCTGATTCCATTGCACATCAATGTCACCAATTTTGATGATACTGATGCCGGGAGGGACTTCTGCCTCAAGGAACACCACAGCGTCCTTTTGTGAGGCATATGGGTTTCCTGTGACCAGATTGCCAACATTTTCCATAGGCTTGTCCACTCGTTCAACTCTGAATGGTATACGGCATGGGGCTCCTTCACCTGTGTACTTCACTTCCATGACCACTGTGCCATGTTGAGTTAGGACTGGTTTCTTGATCCATTCGAAAGGTTTTGTGCATTGAGAATAGGTAGCCCCAACCATCTTCAGTCCATTGACTCCGATCCTGCAACTCAAGTGTCCTCCATCCAGAATGTACTTATTGTTGGACTTGGAGATTTCATTGGCTTTCACCAAAGCTTTGAAGATAGCAGTTCTTTGGTTGCCATAAGTCTGGACAGTCCATTTCACAGCATGGGGATCCTTAAAGACAACCATACGTTCCATGTCTTTCCATTTCCCTTTGGGTAACCTCCAGGGAAGGGGCAGATCTCTCAGCCAGTCCTCATGAACATTGTAAAAGTGGTTGTCTATCTCAATCAGCCGTATGTCTGATAGATCCGTGCTTGCTACCACCCTACAACTGAATTCCAGGACACCATACCCAGTGAGCTCGACAGAGTGTTTCCCAGCTTCAGCTGAAAAAGTGGCTTTTACAATCCTGTTGTTGTCAGAAGGTCCAAGTAAATTGCCTTTGTGCACCTCAATGCCAACAGTGAACTGGATTTTTGGAGCATCATAGACATAGCTCTTTATGATGTTAGCATCATTCTTGCATGTAGTCTTGATGCATGCCACTATGCTCCCTTTCCCAAATAAGCCGCATCCATTGCCCCAACCTCTGTCACTGAAACCTCGCTTACACACGTAGTCAGAGTTTGCCTCTTCTGCCAGATGCGCCTCTCCCTGTGTAGGACAAGAGCCTGAGCTCTTCACATTGCTTCCGGCGACTTCCATGCAATATTCATGGCTAGCAATGACAGAGGACTGGGACACTTCATCAAGCCAGACATCTACAGCAGGTTTGTCCTCAACCATGAGTGTACTGCACGATCCTTTCTCAAGGAATGCATCAACCCAGGTTGTTCCGAGGTCACCACGGATCATATCCCTTTTGGCCACACTAACACAGGTGCTAGCATAAGCTGGAGCCACAATCAAGGTCACAATTATGAGAATCCACGTTTGTAGCTTGTTCCCAAATCCATAGAGCAAGGCCACGGTCACCAATACAACTTTCCAGCTGTTCATTAAGATCCAATTTTCAACCTTTTGAAGATGCTCCTCAGCCCCTCCCACATGCTTGAGAAGAGATGGTTTGGTGAGTGTGACAGACGGTGGATGGTCTTGGATTGTGACATCCCGTCTGGTCCTGGTGTTCCTCTTACACGTGGGATAAGTCACCATCACATTTTTGACATCTCTGCAGAAGCAGTCCAGATCAACTGGTTCTTCTGTTGCGGCCAGTGTTATACAGGGATAAGTCATGGTTTCTTCACATTCATTCCCAATGTCTAGAGAGGAGAACACACATGTACCATTTCTTACTGTGATTGTTTTCCCTATGTCAGCCACTGTAGGTTTAAGAAAGATCCAACCGCCGTCGTTCATCACAACTGCTGACAGAGCAATGGGGACAAGCATCAAGAAGAATGGAACAGACTTTCCACCTCTCCTCCCTCCCTTCTTTTTTGCCAAAAGCCCCATCACCAAGTTCTTCAGGATGTTAAGTATGACCATCGCTGCTTTCAAGAGGCGACCTGGCGGTGTATTCCTCCAGAACTTCTTAAGTCTCCCACTTAACTTCATGCCCAGCGCCTGGTGGGTCACGTAATGCATGACTCCCACAATAGCAGCACCGGGTTTTTGTTTGACCTGCCCTCCTCGGCCCTGAGGTGGTCTCCTTTGGGCCTTGGGTTTGGCAGATTTCTTCTTCAAATTCCCCGCCAT